TTTGCATGTCAGAGAAGTCATTTTCTAAAGGCAGTTTAATCTTTAAAATATTTAAATCAAAATATGAAGATAATTTTATTAAGATCTTAATTGAGGCTACAAGACCTCTATTAATTTCTGAATTTGAATCATTATTTGTTGCAATAATAATTTGCTTTAAATCTTTTGAAACCAAGAAATTAAGCAAGGAGGAACTGCAGTCTAATCCAAACGTAACAAGATTATTCGGCAATCCATTTTCTGTTAAAGCCATACTATCACCTATGCTTTCAACTAAAATAACTTCATCTTCTATTTGTGGAAAGTCTGGAATATAAGAAGGATAAATCCAGTTATTTTTCTTTCCTATGTGTTTCCATTTTGGAGATTCAGTTTCTTCATCAATCTTTCTTCCGCTAAATCCATAAATCTGACTATCTTGATTAAAGACAGGGAATACAATTCTACGATACATTTTACCAGATGACGCTAATCCACATTTATATAGCTTCTGAGTATCTTCTGAAATCTTTCTTTTTGAATAGAACGAATAGTTTGGAAAAAGTTTTTTCAAACAATCATTGGGATAAATTTTTTCCATCTCTAATTTTTCTTTTTTAATTGTAAAAGTTTGTTCATTTACATCAATATCTATATACCTTCTTAAGACAGAAACGTCAGTAGTATTTAATGTCAACTCTACTAATTTTTTAAATGGCATTGGATTTTTATTTTGAACAAAATCGCGCCATACTCCAGTATCCTTGTAGATCATTAAGGATGATGGATTGTTTCCATTTCTATAAACTGCATTTGATCTCCAGTGATTTCCAAAATCTTGGAGATTATAACCTAATTCTACTAATGATGATTCTATTTTAGATTTCATTGAAGTCTGGAATTCTATCTAAATCTCTTGTTTCATCTAGCATTTCTCTGCCTTCTTGGAAGGCTATAACATCTCTAAGATCTCCTTTTTCAGTAATTGCAAAATTTTTAAATTCAAGATTAATAAAATTATTTCTGAGAACGTCTCCAACTAAAACTGGTTCTAAAGCACCAGCAATATCCGATCCTAGATGTCTAGCTTTAATATTAATAAGTTTATGCGAACCAAATTGATTCTGTTCTGATTGAACTTCGTCAGTAGTTTTCTTTCTTAAAATAAACATGTGGCTACAGAATTGAATAATCCTATCTGATAGAGATACAATGCTTTCATCATCAACAATATTTTGAGAATTTCTATTATTTGTGATTCCAGATCTATTGCTTTGAACAGAGGTAATCATTGGTATGATTGGTTTATTGTCAACAAGCATTTCTTTTTGAATACATTTTTTAAACTTATCCACCATTTCTCCGACTAATTGCCATTCATTTTTGTCAGTTTTTTCGGAAGTTGTTTTAATGTAGTCAAAACTAAATACCATCTTATTACCCCTTCCAACTTTAGAGTAATAAAATCTTTTCAATGTATTAATCATTGCATCAACGTCCATTCCTCCAACATTGTAATAATAGAATTTCATTCCTTTAACTTTAGGCCAAACAGACCTAACTTTATCAACAACTGCTTGTCCAGCCTTTCTCCATTGACCACTTTCTAGTAAATGCATTGGCACTCCAGATAAAGCAGTGCATTGGCGCATCATTAATTCATCCTTGCTCATTTCACCATTATCGAAATGAAGTACTGGAACATCATACATTGCCGCAACCTTTGTTGCATAATCCATACAAAATTGCGTTTTTCCAACTCCAGATCTAGCTACGACAACGGTAATATTACCAGGCCGTAATAGAGATCCATAAATTTCATTAATTTTCTTATGTGGACCCATCATGCCAAATTCTTTAACTGGATTATTTCCAAGTTCCTCTATGACGTTTTCCATATCATCATAGATATTTTCTGGCATATCGTTACCTATTTCATATTGATTAATTTTAGAATTATATAATTTATCAGCAGATTCTATGATATCAATATAAGAAGTCTCTGGACTTAAGGACTTCATCTTTTTAGCTACTTCTAGCGAAGAGTCGTGAATTTCCCTTCTGACAGAGTACTTTTTAAGTTCTTTTGCTACTTTTAAAGTAGAGTTTTGAGTAGTCTTTCTAAGAGAGAGAGATTTAATATAATCTGCAACATTAATATTATCTTCAAAAGATAAACCAATGGATTTAACTCGTTGTGCAATAATTATGTCATCAACGTCTTCTCTGTTCTCTATTGCTTGCTTTATAATTAAAAAGATTGTTTTATTTAAAATGGAATCTTCGCAATAAAAATCTCTTTCACTGATAAAGCCACATAAATCAATGAAAGAGTTTGGATCTTTAATAAGACCTGCTAGAAGTTGTTTTTCTAGCTCATATGAGTATATCATATCTGATTATCTCATGAAATTGATGAAAAGTCAATCATCATCTTCATCTTCCTCATCTTCATCCTCAGTTTCTTCGTTTCCATAATCAATATGATGAACATTTTCGTTTACAAATAATTCTAAAAATTTTGATAAAGCAAACTCTGTAGCTTGAGAATCATATCTTTGTTTTAGTTGTCCATTACCTTCTTCGTCAATATAAACAATTATATATCCTTTATTCTTATTCAAGGAACCAGTAAATTCATAGAGTTGCTCTAGAAAAGTTTCTGGTATTTCAAATTTATTAAATTTGATTTTTTTCCTTGGCATATTATGGTTACACTATAAATCTACGTCAAATCTTTTAAAAAGATCTTCATTTAATTCATCATTTGGATAAATTTCTACAAGTTTTATATCATTAATATTGCAGAAGTCTATTTTTTTTACATCTCTTTTTATTTGTTTTAAATAAGTATTTCTATTTCCATGAAAGAAAGGCACAAACTTAAAATGTTGCTCCCCTTGGACTTCAATAGCAATTTTTTTATTTGCATTATAAAAGTCTAAAGAAAGTCTTGTGCCAACAATTTTAAGTTCTTCAAAAACAACATCCCCTTTCCAATATTTTTTTAAAAAAGATTTTACAGATAATTGAAATTTACTTCTACTCTTGCCATCCCATTTTATTAAACAAGTTTTTATATTCTTAACTGTTCTTTCTTTACCATCAAGAGTTTTGAATTTCATTAATTGATTGTTTAAAATAATTTGTTAAAAACTTAATTAGACTTGGATTTTCTTCTATAAATTTAAATAGACCTTTTTCTCCTTGGAAGTTTTCTGGAATTTCAAGGCCAAGATCTTTAACCAATTCAATAAAATCCTCTGATGGTTTTACCCATGCACCACTTCTCTCCATGAATTCCCAAGCATATAAAAGATCTACTAATTCCTTCTCTACCCAAATTGAAGTTCCATTCTTGCGACCATATCTAATTGGATATGGTATTTGTAAATTTGTTTTTTCATTTGGTGATTTTTTTACAGTTACTTTTGCCCAATGACCAATAGCTGGATTTTTTTCTAGATCAATTTTTTTGTTATTAGCGTCTTGTAAAATTAAATCTCCATTAAATCTTGGTTCAAATTCAAGAATCCAATTCGCAAAATGTAATAAAGCGTTACCTCCAGTAGCTGAAGTTTGCCTAATTGGAGCTTTAGAATAGGGATCTAGTTTAATATCTGCTCGCACTTGCGATACAAAGACCGCCATATGCCCTCTCTTAGCTAAGGCGATAGACATGCGTTTCATAAAGTTTGCAGCAATTACAGCCCCTCCTGCAACTTTATTTGAATCTTCAAATGTTTTATCCAAATCACCTTTAGTAATTAAACCATCTACGGCATCTAGTAGAAAATAGTATTTAATATTTTCTTGATTATTTGCTACTAGATTTCTCATTGCATCTACGACTGTTTCGTAAATATTGCTTTCAAATACAAAACAAGTGCCGACATCCCAAGATTCTGGATTCGTTGTAAATTTGACTCCAGATCTTTCTTTCATTTCGTTTGAGAGGCGACCTTCTGCTTTAATGTAAAAACCTTTTGAATTTGGAACTGATAGTAGAAAATTCTTCATCACTTCTAATGCGGCTGAAGTTTTTCCGCCTTCATTGATGCCACAAAATCTATGCAACCCTGGACCAAATCCACCTCCAAGTTGAATGTCCAACTGTAATGATCCGCTTGATACTTTGTAGTCAAAATCTTGTTCGTAATTATAATGATCTTCTTTATTATTTTTTAGATATGAAGATAAAACCTCTTTTGAAGTTACTAACGTTTTTTCGTCTTTTTTAGCCATTTAAGAATCCTCTTAGTGTTTTTATTTTTTTAGATGTTTGAACATCTTCCCCGACTTTATCTTTTGATAAAGTAATTTTATCGTATTTAGTTTCGTCAATCTTGTAGTTAAAATTCGAAAATCTCTTGTCTAAATCTTTCTTAAAAGATTCGCACAAAAGAATAGCCACACTATCGTATTTTTTATCTAACGATAATGCGGCTATAAATTCTTCCGAATATCTATCTATAAGATCATTCAAGAGCTTCATTTCTTTGGAAAAAAATGCTCTTACCCCATTCTTTGGGAAAAGAATTAATTTTTTCAAAAGATCTCTTTTATTCAATTTTTTTGACACTACACTATCGTATCACAACTTCAAATCATTTTCAACCATTTTTTTCACTAATTTTTCAAAAGATACTTCTGGATTCCATCCAAGTTCTGATCTTGCTGGATTTGAATCTCCAAGTAAAAGTTCTACTTCTGCAGGTCTATAAAAATTTGAATTTATTTTGACTAAAGTGGTTGATTCAATTTGAGTTGTTTTTAACATATGATTTGCTACAATATATTTTCTATCAATACCCTCGCCGCTCCAAAAACCTTCAATCTGCGCAGCATCAAATGCTAGTTCAATAAATTCTTTAATTGTATGAGTTTCATTTGAAGAAAGCACAAAATCTTTGGGCTTTTCTTGATTTAACATTAACCATACACCTTTTACAAAATCTTCCGAATCTGACCAATCCCTTTTTGCTTCAACATTACCCAATTCAATTGGATCAAATTTTTCTTTATTTTTAATTGCTTTGCAAATTCTAGCTACTCCTTTTGTAATTTTTCTTGTGACGAATTCTTCGCCACGCCTTATTCCTTCATGATTAAATAAAATACCTTGAACGGCAAACAAATTATAAGACTCTCTATATACTTTCACTAAATGATGTGCTGTGCATTTTGATACTCCATATGGAGATCTTGGTTTGAATGGATGTTTTATATCTTGTGGTGAATAATCTACATCACCAAACTGTTCGGAGCTTCCTGCATTATAAAATTTTGTTTCTGGTTTGAGATTCTTAATTGCTTCTAAACAGTAAAGAACTCCCATTGCATTAGTTTGCATATGATTAATTGGCATTTTCCAACTATTTCCAACAAATGAATTTGCTGCAAAATTGATGAAATAATCTGGCATTACTTCAGAAAATGTATTGTTAATACTTTCTACATCAGTAATGTCTAATTCAACTAATTTAAATCGTGGGTTTGATTTTAAATGTTGAATATTTTGATGGTTTGGAACACTCAGTCTTCTTGCTGCTCCATATACTTGAATATGGTCAAAATTATTTAATAAATAATCTGCCATCAAACTTCCATCTTGTCCAGTTACTCCAGTTATTAATACTTTTTTCATAAAAAATCTACACACATTACTAAGGAATTA